CCCCACGACGGGCAAGTCTAACACACCCTTGCTCCGAACGGGAACAGCCTTTCAGCCTCCCGGGCTATTCTCCACTCGGCGGCTCTTGCGACAGCCGCTCGACCTAATCGCCTACTGTAAAACATGTATACAGCAAAAACCAGCCCATCCAGGCCCCAAAGAATACACAACTCCCAGATAGGAGAAGAGTCCTTTGGAAACACTCCTACACTCAAGAAGAAGATCAAGGTTAAGAGCCGAACGACAGTCTGGTACCAAACTGTAAACAACCATGGCACCCACCAGTTTCCCATATCTCCGAACGGGGAAAGAGAATAGGCTGAAACTAACACCGCTAACCAGGATACCTCAATGGCGGGGAATTCACCTAGCCCGAGTGCGGGCAACAGCACGCTAGTGCTGGTATACTGAACAATCACCGCTTGACTCACTGCCACACCCAACAGGGCAAAGTTTCCCTCTGGACGCAGCTCACCTGCGACCCCCAGGGGAGGCACTTCCACTCCTCCGTCCGGATCCCACACGATAAGGTCCCCACGTAGAAAAGACGCCTCCAAATTCTTGAACGTAGGGATCTGATAGCCCGGGGGAGCTCTACCAGCTATCAGATCATACCTTGCACGCCCATGCAAGAACATCTCATGTAAGGCACATACAAGAGCTCCTCGGTCTCTCTCTTCTTGAGAAACCTTGGTACTTGTATTGTAGCACAAAGACTTGACGACGCTCTCGAACGAAAGCGGGCCAAGATATCGCCCATACGTCTCAGAGAACACAAATTTCCTCTTCACGAAATCAGCTTCTTCCAACCCTACATATTCCAGAGGACCTGTCCGTCCCTTGTCTCCCCATGTGATATCATAACCACACATGGTGACAAAGGACTTGAAGTCTTCCAGCTTCAGTCTCTCACGCCATGACTTCCTCATCCCGGCAATCGAATCGTCTCCCACGACATAGTGAGTGTATATCGTGGAGGGTTTCACCTCTGGGATTTTCCACATCACAAACGCTCTCAATAACAACAGGTTGGCTATGTTGTTGAAGAATATCGTGTTGGCAAATCCGCTCAACAACCACCTCGACGTATAGTGGTATATTCCTTCCATGATCACCAAGTTGAACTGCTGGGCCGCCACCAAGCGGGCTACCATCAACAACTCTTCTCCAGTATACCCCAACTTCTTGGCCACCAGATGGTAAAACTCTACGACAAAAGCCCAGATTCCCTCGTGAGAGGTATCAAAGTGCTTGAAATCTGTAAAGGCTATACCTTCTCCTTCAGCAAAACTCTCGAGCTTTCTCCCAAGGAAGTCCCACTCAGGCCCTCCGGGATTGATGGAACACGCATGTCCACTGCTCTCCCAATTCTTCATCAGATAGGCATGAATTGGTGCCAAATACTCCTTCAAGAGTACATTCCACTCAACCTCAGTAACGCCAAACAAGCGCTTCTTGTTTTCACGTATCTTCGAATTACTCAAGACCTCATCCTTGACCGTCATCGACGTGATCACCACTGGAGATTTCCCCTCCAGTACCTGCCTCTTCAAAAACGAATAGCGCGCCAAGGCCGTCGGGTGAACCCGAAACACTTCCGGACTCTCCTGCACGAAGATCGTCCTCGACGGTCTCCCATTCGCCAAATGCACGGGGCCTGCCGATTTAGTGTAATCCTTCCCTTTTAGGTAGGGGTTTCCAGGAACCCCAACCAAAGCTTCATACAACGTCAGGGGTCTCTGCTTCCCAACTGGGTCCGGGAGGTCATCCACCAAAGACTGGGCAGCCCTGGAGAACAACGTTGAAGGGAAAGTCCCACCATGGGGATGGGTAAGACGAGTCACAACCGGTGACTTCCACTCTCCATCCACCAACACCGCGTGGGGATGCTCTAAAGGCTTACCGCACTCCTCCGTTAAGAGGTCACTGTAATTCTCAAACATCCCGGTCTTGTGAGCTGAAAACCGGCTTTTCACTTGGGTCTTCATCTGCCCCAACGGAACAACTCCTAGCTTCTCCCTGTCCTCCTCGGACATGTCCTTGACTACCCACGCGTAGTCAGATTGCGAGGTAATTTCTTTTACCTCCAAATCCAAGCCCTCAGGCAACAAGTTTCCTCTACTCAAGCATATCTTACCGATACCCTGGAAGTGATCCCTTGCCCTGTCGAAATCTTCTCGCCAGACAGGACACGCCACTCCATACAGCGGATCAATTCTCCCAACTGAATAAAACCCGGCAACGTGTATGCCCAACACGTTCTTCGAGGTTACAAGGGGTAGTCCGCAATCACCATTCGTAGTGAGTGCGGGCGCCACTCTGTAGCCCTGAGAATCTCGAACGTACGTCACGCTCTTTCCTTTCATGTAACCTCTCCCTTCGGCACCTCCTACCTCTCGGTGGAGAAGGAAATCTTCCGAGTTGCTAATCACCCCTGGGGTCGCCCCACAAAGTAAA